CAAGGTCTGCTGTGTGAGTTGCTTGAATTATTTTTAATTTTGGATTCTTACCAATCATCCATGCCGGGAGTAAGTATGAGGCAAACTCCGACTTAGTATGTCTAGGCGGCATGTTAATGATCAGACGCTTAACTTTCCCATTAGCGAGATCGTTAAATTTTTTATTAATAATTTTATGATGGGACCCCTCTATAAACTCAGGCCACACGTACTTAACAAAACTTAAAAAATTTTTTGTAATATTTGGGCGGGCTTCATCCAATGCTACGCTTCGTTCTAGTTCAATTAGTTTAGCGCTTTCTTCCTGGGTCAGACCCTGATATTTTTTTTGTAAAATTTTTTGCTTTTGCATATCTTCAATATGTTTTCAAAACTTATAGCATAACCGTCTAAATCTTCAACTTTAGTATGACTTAGGATCCCTTTTGTTTTTTAGGGGGTGTTGGGTCTTTGTTTTGCAATTGCAATGCTGCCTGGTCCTGGTACCTCTATCGATGCAACGTGGGGGGGGGTACGGAATGGGTGGGCCCACCCAGAGTTTTCAAGCAAAATTTTTAGGGGTATGCAAAAACTGCAATGCAGTTTATGCATAGGGTATGGGATATTCTGGGTTATGAGATTAGCCTCACCTCATAACCCAAAGTAGGAATTAGAAGGGCAAGTCCTCTTGGACAAACTCTTTCCAATTCTTTTCCTCTTTCACTTCATCAGTTAATACTAATGGTTTATCAACCATTGAGAAATTAACTTCTTGTAAGTGATAGGAATCTCTTTCCTTGTCCTCGTTCAATGTATCAAGTGCAAGTAATTTTTTTATTGCAGTTGTTATGTCATACATTGTGTGGTCGTGGATATGATAATTATCTTTTTGATAATTATATGTTGTCTTTTTAATAATGAAAAACTTTTTATTGTTGTCCATATTATAACCTCACTTTCCAACTATCACTCGCAGTTCTATAACCATCTGCGTCAACATCAAAATAAGTCATTAACATACGACCATTTTTTGATAGCCAATATCTGCATTTATCAGTCCATAAAGCATTTCTTGTTATATGCTTTTTATCACTCGCAGAATAATAAGTGATTTGGAATGGTTTATTATTTATCATTTGTCCTACTTTCTATAACTTTATGTTATGGGAAATCTTACAACTTCCCATAACTGATTTCAACATATTAATTCAAGTTATCAGAATTAGTTTGTTGTTGTTGCATATATGCAACACGTTCAGCAATCTTTTGCTCTCTAGTTTTTTCAGTATTTTTCATACCTTTTATTCTTTCAGCTAGATTTTTTGGGTTGTAAATAACTAGACCAGTTGAATTAGTCCTAATTATTTCTGCGTCATTAACTGAAAGACCTAACTCGGTTGCTAATTCAATAGCCTCATCTAGCCATTTATAACCTTTAAGACCAAGCTTGATTTCTTTCATTTGTTTCAAGATACTTTCTACCCATTTAGTATGAGCCATAACGAAAGCAGATTTTTGTTGTTTCCACGCAATTAAAAAATCAAACTCAGATTTATCACACGCAATAGACCTATCTCTACAATAATCTCTACCAATTAAATCAAGTTGATATTTTTCATTCCACTCACGACCATATTTGGTTTCATTATTTCTTCCACCAGATAAGCCAAGATATTTTTCATTATTCTCAACAAACTTTCTTTTGTGTGGGTTGTCATCTTTATCTGCTTGTTCAATTAAGATGTCAGCATTACAATCTTCTTGTGCATTGATTTCATCTCTAAACAAAGCAAACCCATAAGACAAATCACGATTAGATGAATAATTATTATTCTCATCAATGTCGCCATTTAATCTAAAATCAAAATGTTTTTCTATTGGTATATTTTCTTCAATAACAGTTTGTTGTTTTAAAGTGTCAAACTTTTCTTTTGTTCCAAGATAATGAAAATGGAAACAACTATCTTTTGCAATCGTTGAAACATTTTCAAATTTATTTTGAAGATAGTATGCTTTCTCAACATCATCATCAGTATAATGTCGTCTGACAATTTTTTCTGCAACTGACCAAGCTTGGTCATTGATGTCAATTTGGTCGGCTTTTAAAGTATCATACTTTCTTTTTTCTTGGGTATCTTCTTGAAATAAATGTTGCTTAATTCTATTTGCAACTTTATTTCGGTACTCTTGGTTTAGTCTTATTCTAGCCATTTGTCCTCTTTCTTTTTTATTGGTTAATGTTTATCGGCTCGGTGGGGTTAATCATATGTCCCACCGACACCTTTGCAAATTGTATTATTGATGATTGTAATTTTATCTGCATAAAAAAAGTTTTAAACTATTCTTGACATATTGTCAATAGGATATTATATTAAAATCTGTTATTTACAAAAACTTAACACAATGAAAGCTAACCTACGAGAGATAGTGCCAGTGTGGTACACTCGTAGGTTGCAGAAAGAAAGGACAGAAAAATGACATTAAAATATTGTCAATCTCATAAGTGCCATACTTATGACACAAAGGACAGAAAACGAGGTTCCAAAAATAATCGTACAAATCAAACTAGAAGAAGAAGTGAGTTCTACTATGGTGGTGGAAATTTTTGCTCATTGAATTGCTATAATGATTGGGCAACTGATTTTATGGATAGAGCCATAGATAGTGTAAGTGGTCGGCTTGTAGAACCAAAAATACTAACAGAAGAAAACGCGTGGAGAAAATCATATCGTTATTCTTGGAATAGTAATAATGGTTCTGGTTCAGGTTATGATGTAATTTACTATTGGTATAATTCTCTAACTGAACAAAGAATTGATATTTCTCATCAAGAATATCAAACTCAATCACAACCTAATTTATAGTTTCATCTGTCCTTGATGAATAGTTAGGGTTGCAAAAGTGGGGGAGGATAAACCCCTAAATTAAGAGTGATACGCTTGGGTGCCTGTATGTATAGTAATCTGAAGCGTCTATACCACTCTCAACACTTGCAACCCTAACTAGAATTTTTTATTTTTTTTTAGGGTGGGCCCGCCCAGATAATCGTTTGGTTTCAAGCGGGTGGGCCCGCCCAATATCCTCAAGCCTACAAGCTGTCAAGAAAATTATTTTTATTTTTTATTTGACGTCTGGGATCTTCTAGGATATAACTACAGCTGGATCCTGGCAGGTGATAACCTGTTAGGCCTGTCGCTCGAGCTATTAAAATAAAGCACGCCGGCCTCAGCCCAGGGTCCATAACAAAAGGAGAAATATGAAACTACCATTTAAAATAATGCTTGAAGATCCAAAGTCTAAGCATGCGCTGGAGACTGTTACAAACCCGTACAGCGGCCAGAGTTGCCAGCTGCCGCGTTACGCCGTGGCTGTCTATGATACGATTAAAGGTGCAGAAGTAACAGGTGACGTGGACCTGATGCGCAAAGGATTAACCTGGTTCCAAAAACATTTCACTGATCAATATTATGTATTGCTCGACTAGAAAAAATAAACACAACGCGGCCGGACCTGCTCGGGTCCGGGTGCTGTTGCTGCATTCCGACTGGCTCAGGG